TGCTCAATCAAGTGCAGCTGATGGTGAAATTAAACTTTATAATGAAATAGGAAGTGGTGTTACTGCTTCTAAGTTAATTTTTCATGGTAAGTTTGGTACAGCCGCTAATCACGTGCATGAGTTTAAATTACCAGGAGCTGGTATTTATGCTGACACTGGAATATATGCAGATTTAACTAACGTAGACTTTTTCTATATAGTCGGAACATTTTAGAGGATTAGCCAATGGCGAATACTACTTCCTCATCATATTCATTTGATCAGGATTTCTCAATAGATGAAATCATTGCAGATGCGTATGAACGTCTTGGTTTAGTTGGGACGGCAGGACATCAAATAAAAACTGCTAGAAGATCTTTGAATATTCTTTTTCAAGAATGGGGTAATAGAGGAATACATTTTTGGGAAGTAGGAAATACAAATATTAATTTAGTTGTAGGTTCTACTACAAACGTAAATGCAACGGATGAAGGTTCCGGTACATATACTTTTTACAGAAATGCAGTAGACAGTGCTGCAGCTGCAGCTGCTTCGCCACAAGCTACAACAGTTCCTGTTGCTAATGTTTATGGTATCTCAGATATTTTAAATGTTTCTTATAGACAAAATTATAATACAACTTCTCAATCAGACACGGGTCTAACTAAAGTTGCAAGGGATGCTTATGCTGCAACAGCAAACAAAGCATCTAATGGAACTCCTTCACAATTTTGGGTACAAAGATTTATAGATAAAGTTACATTAACTATTTATCCCCTACCTAACTCAACTGCTGCATCAAACTATTTAAGTGTTTACTATGTAAAAAGAATTCAAGATGCAGGAGCATATACTAACGCAAGTGATGCACCATATAGATTTGTACCATGCATGGTCTCAGGACTATCTTATTATTTATCTATGAAGTTTGCACCACAAAGAACACAGGAGATGAAGTTGTTGTACGAGGATGAATTAGCTCGAGCATTATCTGAAGATGGTTCTGCAGCTAGCACATTCATTACTCCGAAGACATACTATCCAAATATATAATGGCTAGATTTGCAAAAGGTAGTAGAGCATTAGCAATCTCTGATAGATCAGGAGCAGCTTTTCCATATAGAGAAATGGTGCAAGAATGGACAGGTGCATGGGTGCACACATCTGAATTTGAACCTAAACAACCACAATTAAAACCACATCCTGTAGGAGCTGATCCACAAGGATTATTACATGCGAGACCTGCAAGAGTTGAGTTTCCTGTACAAGATATTTTACCAGAAAATCCATTTACAACAACAGCAGCATCTAAAGTTTTAAGTGTTTCTTTTCCTGATAATAAATTAAATGAAGGAACATCTTATGTAAGATTTCAATCTGTTAAACAACTAGTGGGTGGAGTTGCAATTACAACTTTAGAATTGTCTACAACACTTAATGGAAACATAAGTGATTCTGCTACATCAATTATTTTAACTGATGGGTCTGAATTTCCAACTGCAGGTTATATTGTTATAGAAAAAGTAAATAGTGAAACAGGAAAATATGAAAATGAAACTATTCAATATACAGGTAGAACAACAAATACATTAACAGGATGTACACGTGGAACTTCTGCTCCATACAAAGGTAGAACTTTATCTAACACAACAGCTGGCTCTCATTTATCAGGAGCTAAAGTTTATGGATCGTACTTAGCAACAGCTGTAGGCACAACTTTTAATACAGGAGCGCAACCTTCTACAAAAGTAATATATAATTCATTAACAGTGCCTTTAGTTTCTAATGCTACAAGTGCACAAACAGGAGGCGGTTTTCAGTGTACAATTGGACCCGTTAATGATAGAGGTTAATTATGGCTGGATTTACATACGCAACATTAACGACTGCAATTAGAGACTACTCAGAAGTAGACGCTAATGTTTTTACATCTACTATTGTAGATCAATTTATTATGAATTCAGAATACAGAATTGCATATGATATACCTATGGATTCTGACAGAAAACAAGCGCAAGCTCAATTTGCAACAGATACTCAAAGTATAAACGTACCGGCTGAATGTTTATTTGTAAGAGGTGTCCAAGTATTTCCATCTACTGCAAATACTAATGAACAAGGTCAGTGGTTAGAGAGACGTGATCAAACTTTTATATCAGAGTATATTGGTAACTTAACAGGACCAACAGGATCTACTACATCAGGAGCAGATGTTACAGGATACCCTAAATACTATTCTATGTTTGGTGGTGCTACAGGAGTGTCTTCTAGCACATCAGGGGGTATGTATTTAGCTCCTACACCAGACGCTAATTATCAATATATAATTCATTATAACAAACTACCACAAGCTTTAAGTGGTAGTAATACTACTACATATGTCAGTCAATATTTTCCTCAAGGGCTTTTATATGCATGTTTGGTAGAGGCATTTACTTTCTTAAAAGGTCCAACAGACATGTTGACATTATACGACGGAAAGTATAAACAAGAAGTACAAAAGTTTGCAGCGATGCAAATTGGAAGAAGAAGACGAGACGATTACACGGATGGAACACTAAGAATACCAATCGAGTCAGCGCCTCAGTAATTAGGAGAAAAAATTTATGGCAATATCATCAGCAATTTGTAATAGTTTTAAACAAGAAATTTTAGTTGGTACACACAATTTTACAGCATCGTCTGGAAACACTTTTAAAATAGCTTTGTATGATAGTGATGCATCTTTAGGTGCAAGCACAACAGCTTATTCTACTTCAGAAGAAATAACTAACACATCAGGATCAGCTTACACAGCTGGTGGAAAAGCAATCACAAGTGTTACTCCAGCTTTAGATGGATCAACAGCATGTTGTGATTTTGCAGACGTAAGTTTTACTTCTGCTTCTTTTACAGCTAACGGTTGTTTAATATATAACGATACACAATCAGACAAAGCGTGTGCAGTAGTTGCTTTTGGTGGCGACAAAACTGTATCAAGCGGAACTTTCACAATTCAATTCCCAGCAGCAGACGCATCTAACGCCATTATTCGAATAGCGTAGAGGTAACGACGGATGTCCGTTACTAGAACTTTCACAGTAACGGTAGTTAGTACCGGCTCAGGAAATAAATATTTTATTGATGGAGTACAACAGGCAACTTTACTTTTAGGTGAAGGTGGTACATATAAATTTGATCAATCAGATAGTTCAAACGGTGGTCACCCTTTAAGATTTTCAACAACTAGTGACGGAACACATGGTGGAGGTGATCCATATACTACTGGTGTAACTACAAATGGTAGCCCAGGAAATTCTGGAGCTTACACTCAAATTGTAGTAGCTGAAAGTGCACCAACTCTTTATTACTATTGCACAAATCACTCAGGAATGGGTGGACAAGCGAACACTGTTGATGGAAACTCATGGGGACTTATGTCATGGGGTGCAAACGAATACGGTACTCAAGATGCTATTGATGTTATATTAACAGGTGTATCAGCTACATCTAGTGTAGGTGTGGTAGATGCTTTTAATACAGAAGGTTGGGGTAGACAAGAATGGGGCAACTCAGCTTGGGGTGTAGATTACGCAGTACAACTTTCAGGTCAATCAGCAACTTCTGCAAATGGTAGTTTAACAACTTTTGATACACAAACTGTTTCATTAACAGGTGTTAGTGCAACATCAGCTGTAGGTTCTACAACTTTTGTTGGTTTGACTTTTGCAGATTTAACAGGTGTACAGGCTACATCAGAAGTAGGTGATTTTGATAACGCTGGTACATTAGTTGGTTGGGGTAGAAATGGTTGGGGTGAAGAACCTTACGGAGATTCATTTAATAAATTAGTTCAACCAGCAGGATTAAGTTCAACATCTAGTGTTGGATCATTATCATCTACTATAGAAAATTTTGTACCTATTACTGGGGTTAGTTCTACATCTGCAGTTGGTAGTTTAACATCTATTATAGATTGTGTGGTTGTACCTACAGGACAGTCAGCTACTTCTAGTGTTGGTACACCTTTAATAACACAAGCTACTATTGGATTAACTGGTCTTAGTGCAACAGCTTCGGTTGGAGGAATAGTTCTTGATGCATTAACCGTTGAATTAGGAGGATTACAAGCAACATCTTCTGTAGGACTTTTACAAGAACAAATTTCTCAAGTTCTAACAGGTCAACAAGCAACGTCTAGTGTAGGATCATTAACACTAGAAATAGGAGTTCCATTAACCGGGGTCAGTGCTACATCAGCAATTGGTTCAATATCCCTTACACCTATGACAGTAGGATTAACTGGTCAATTAGCAACTTCATCAGTTGGTGAAGTTTCACCTTTATATACTAGAGATTTAAGCTATAATACTAGCGCGTCGTACAGTATAAAAACGAATAATACTTCTGCGTCTTATTCAAATAAGACACATAACACAAGCGCATCATACACGGATAAAACACATGCCGGTTAAAATGATGTTGACTTGCTATACAAAACACAATATTAATAAGAATAATTAGGAGATTAAA